ATAATAACAACACCGCTACTACAGTAACATCAAGCGGTACAATTACTAACAATACTTGGACACATATAGCGGTTACAAATACGCAATCAAATATAGTTATTTCAATAGGTGGTTCTGAAGAAAGTCCCGTTTCTACAAGTGGTTTTAATTTTCATTCCTCTACGATATATAAATTAGGTGCGTTTCAATATACAGGAAATCCTGTTGAATATCACTTAAATGGCAAAATAGACCAAGTAAGGTTATTTAATACTGCACTAAACTCAACGCAAATAGGACAATTAGCGGATGAAGAATATGGAGATGCTGAAAATTCAGTTACGGATTTCTTTGGAAATGGTTCAGGTGTTGCTTTATATGAGTTAGATGATGATGCTAATGATACAGGAAGATATGCTTATGGTACAGGAGCAATAGATAGTGGACAGAGTGCGGTATTTAATGGGAGTAGTAGTATAATAAATTTACCTAATGGGTCGTTTCAAAATACTACATTTACTGTAAGTGCTTGGATTTTTCCAACTGTAGCACAATATTCATCAATATTAAATACTTATGATTATATAGGGGTAAGTAAGGGATTTAATTTTAGGATGAATAATAATAGAACAATAGGTTTTTTCTCTTATGCTAATGATTCTGGAGATACTAATAGTCTTACAACTACTGATACAATTCCTTTAAATGATTGGTCTCACGTTTGTGTAACTTATGCAGCAGGTGGTTCAATATATATATATATTAATGGAATTGAGGTAGCAAGTCAAACTGTAAATTCAACCCCTGTAGATTATCACGCGCAAGGGGTAGTTCAAATAGGTGCGGCAAATTATAGCACATCAGACCCTATTGAACAACAAACGAACGGAAAAATAGACCAATTAAGAATATATTCATCAGCCTTATCAGCATCAAATGTAGAAGCATTAGCCTCTGAAACAAATGTACCTACTGCTAATTTAGTTGCTCATTATAAACTTGATGGAAATGCAAATGATTCTCAAGGTAGCAATAATGGAACTGCAACATCAGTAACCTATACAGACCCTGCAGAGTTTCCTTTAGTACAATACAACGGAACACCTACCAACGTAAACTTTTTAGGTATGGCATTCCAACCTGATTTTGTTTGGATAAAGTCAAGAGATGTAGCAAGAAGCCATTATTTATATGATAGTATAAGAGGTGTAAATGAACAATTAAGGTCAGATACCGGTGAAGCAGAATATAATCCAGGTTTTAATAGAATGTCATCTTTTAATAGTAATGGATTTACTGTAAATGCTGAAGGTGCATATCCTGATGAAACAAATAAAAATGGTGAAGATTATGTTGCTTGGTGTTGGAAAGCAGGAGGTGCAGCAGTATCAAATACAGATGGAAGTATAACAAGTCAAGTTAGTGCAAATCCTGATGCAGGGTTTAGTATTGTAAAACATACCGTACCATCTTCAGAGCAAAATTACACTATTGGTCACGGACTTTCACAAAAACCTGATATGGTAATTCTAAAAGGATTAGATATTGCATCAACTTGGTTTGTATGGCATAAAGACTTAAGTCAAGAATCATATTATTTATACCTACAGGAGACTTTTGCAGAAAGTGATTTAACCCAAGACACAAGAATATGGGGACAACAATCATTTACTGATAGCGTAATAAGTATGAGGTCAAATTATACTACACAATTAAATGATGATTACATCGCCTACTGCTTCCATTCAGTAGATGGGTATCAGAAGGTGGGGAGTTATAGTGGGTTAGGAGCAACAAATGTAACCGTAACATTAGGATTTTCACCAAGATTTGTTCTGATTAAAAGAGCAACAGGAGGCAATGGAAGTTGGGTTATGTATGATAATTTAAGACAAACAGGAACTGTTCCTTATGATAATTACACCATCTTATTAGCTAATAGTTCATATCAAGAACAAGCTGACAATACTATAAGGGGAATACAATTCACATCAACAGGATTTGTTTTAAATAAAGATTATGTACTTACCAATAGTAGCGGTTCTGAATACATCTATTTAGCAATAGCATAATGGAAAATTTAAGACTTTGGTTAGTGAATAGTGCAGCGGTAGGATTTAGCCTTGTAAATATAAATATGGTATTAAGTACGTTAGTATTAGTTGCAACTTTAGTATGGACAATATTACAAATAAAAGATAAACTTAAATAGATGGATATAGATTTAGATGGAGACAAAAAAGCTGATGTTTCAATTAGCATTACACAAATAATTACAATAGCTGCAATGTTTGCTTCTATTATAGGGTCTTACTATACTCTATCTAATAGGATAACTATTGCAGAGGAAGAGGTTAGCAAGTTAAAGTATAATCAAAAGGAGTACACTTGGAAAAACCAAAGAGCCTTAGAAGATGAGGTTAAGGCAATGAAGTTAGAGATGAGAGACTTTATGAAAGACCTTGAGTGGATTCAAAAAGATAAAAGGAAATAAGTTGCCCTTTAAGACAACTTTTGTATATTAATAGGAAATATATTACTTATGGAAACGATAGTTATTATTTTATCAATCTTGTTATTTGCCGTTGTTATTATGATGGGACTAACTATTTACGGAATTTTTACAGATAAAGACAAGGATGGTATTCCTGATGCTTTAGAGGCAAAGTTTAAAGAACTAAAAGAAGAAATTAGTAAACTAAAAAAATGAAGTACTTTACTCTTGATGAGTTTGATTGTCCTTCTTTGCCTAATTCAGGTAAAAATATGGACACAAACTTCCTTACAAAACTTGAAGAGGCAAGAGAGATTGCAGGTGTACCCTTTAAAATCACATCAGGTTATCGTACAAAAGAACACAACGAAGCAGTCGGTGGAGTGGCTAATTCCTCACATCTTATTGGAGTTGCATCCGACATTGCAGTATCAAGTGGAAGTGAAAGATACATTATCCTTAATGCTTTGTTTAAAGCAGGATTTAAACGCATTGGAGTTGCAAAGACTTTCATCCATTGTGACACCGACCCTAACAAACCTAACTCCGTTTGGACTTACTAATACTGTAGGTAATACGCTATGGGTAAAGCATTAAATCGTAGAGGTAAATACAGTCATTGTACAAGAGCGCAAAAGAACGGTAGAAACAAACCTGCTAAGAAGAAATGAGTGATAGAAAGAAGTTTAAAGATACCCAAGTAGGTAAATTTCTTTTAGATAAGATACCAGACGTTGTACAGGCTGTAGCAGGTAATAGTTTAGCAGGAAACGTAATACAAGCCATTATAGGGGGTTCTGAGATGTCAGAAGCTGATAAGTCCTTAGCCTTAAAGAAACTTGAATTAGAGAGAGCAGAAATAGATGGAGTAACTCGTAGGTGGGTAGCAGATGCTCGTTCAAGCAGTTGGTTAGCAAATAACGTAAGACCATTAACATTAGTGTTTTTAACAGTAAGCTATGTAGTAGGATGGTACTTAGGTTATCCCTTAGACTCTATTACAGGACTTTTAAGCATAGTTATAGGCGGTTACTTTGGCTCTAGAGGGGTAGAGAAAGTCTTTGGCAATAAAATGCATAAGAACGAATAAAAAATATCGCAACAGGAACGATATAAAAATTTCCTATATTTACTTTTTATTAATTTTTAAACTTATAAATATGTCAGACGAAATGACTATCAGATTACTTGCGGAAAAAATAGCTAAAGATTTTCAAAGAACAGTAAAAGAAAGAACAGATGATTTACTACAGTTAGATGCAATACAATACACTAACTTAGGAATAGATAGTCGTAAATCTGAAAAAAATAAAGTTAAAACAGATAGTAAATATATTTACAAACAAATAAAAACTATTGATGCTAAATTAGGAGAGCAGTTAATAACTGCGATGGATTAGTACTATAATAGTATAATAGTATTATATAACTATAATAGTATCATAGTACTATATTAGTATAATAAAGCAAACTTTTTTAAATAACAAAATTTAATGGCTAAAAAACCAACAAGGAGTAGTTTAGTAAAAAAACTTGATGTGGTATTTAGTCAATATACTAGGTTAAGCAATGCGGACAACAATGGATATTGTACTTGTGTTACTTGCAATAAGAAAATCTATTGGAAGGAAATTCAAGCAGGACATTTTATGAGTAGAAAACATTATTCTATTCGTTGGGATGAACGCAATGTTAAGCCTCAATGTAAAGCCTGTAATGTGTTTAGATATGGTGAGCAGTATAAATATTCGTTGTACTTAGGAAAAGAGTTAAGCGATGAGTTACATAATTTAAGTCATAAAACAATTAAATACACAAATGTAGAATTGTCAGATATGATAAAATACTACAATGACCTTGTACAAAAACTAAATAAACATTACATTTGATTTTCTTTCTTTGTTAGAGTATATTGCTCTTTTAGGGTAGTTATTAATTTAACTGCCCTTTTTTTTGTTTTATTAATTATTTTTAATATCTTTAAGGAAAATAGTTTATATGATAGCATTAGTAGAATTTTTATCAGACCAAGATTTAGTTGATTTGCGAGACAATGACACTTTATTAGACGCTACTAGAAAAGCAGCGACAGAAGAACTTATTAAACGTCAGTCTAAAAAAACACAAAACAATGACGTATAACGAGGACTTAATTAGAGTATTACAAGCCGAGGTAGATACCTTAAGAAATAAGGTTGAGGAACTAGAGGCAAAATTAGAAGTAACAAATTTAAAGAAAGAAAATTATGAGTATTAAAACAGGAAAAATTGTAGCTTACCAACCTGATGGTCAAGCAGAAATTAGAGGAATGCAATTGAATAGATTCTTAGTAACATTTGCAGATGGACAGCAATGGAAATTTCTAGCAAAGGGAGAGTTTAAAAAGCAGATAGGCGATGAAGTAGAGTATGAAATTAAAAATGAAACGTCAAGAAACGCTTCTTTCGTTTATCAACAAAAGCAAAATTTTAGCGATGGTGGTAATAGAACTGCAAGTACAAACGATAGTATTTTATTGCAAGTATGTTACAAAGAAAATATGCAGGCATTTGCAAAAGACAATAAAGAGTTTGTATTGCAAGAAACTGAAAATGATTTCATAGCTTTAAAACAAATTTTAAATAAATTATAATGGATAGTAAATTAATAAATGGACTTTACTGCAAGAAAGGTAACGTCGAATGGAAAAATGTATCAATAGGTTTAAATGTAGAAACATTTGCAAAAGAACTTATTAGACTTAAGGATGTAGCTGCTAAAAACAGAGGCTATTTAAATATTGATATTTGCACCTCAAAAGATGGACAAAAGTTATACGCAATATTAAATGACTTTAAACCAATAGCTAAAGAACAAGTGTCAGCGACAGAACATAGTCCTGATAGAGATGATAGTTTACCTTTTTGATAGTGAGTTTTAGTTAATTGGAAAAGGGCAGCAATTTATTTTGTTGCTCTTTTTTTTATATTTAAAGAAAGAAAGAAATATGATTATAGATTTTAACAGCCATTTAGAAAAAATTAAACAAGTAAGAAGTGGTCAAATTAAGGAAGGACTTAAACTAGATATTCCTGAAATAGACGAACATTTTAGATTTAAAGCAGGAAATTTTAATGTTATACTTGGACACGCTAACACAGGAAAAACAACTGTTGTGCTTTATTTAATGCTAATGTATAGTATAAAACACAATTTAAGATGGTTAGTATTTAGTAGTGAAAATGAACCTTATACTCTCATAAAAAAACTAATAGAGTTTATGGAAGGCATTGTTATAAATAAAATAGAAGAAGAACATTTTAAAAATAGAAGTGAATTTATAAATGAACACTTTAAATTTATAGACCCTACACAATTATATAGTTACAAAGAAATATTAGAACTAGCTGAAAATGTAAAAAATGCTTGGAACTATGATGGGTTACTAATAGACCCATATAATTCTATGATGAAAGACACACGGTTGTCTAAAACACATAACGGTCACGAATATGATTATTTTGCTTGTAGTGAAATGAGAATATTTTGTAAAAAAAATCAAGTAACCATTTGGTTAAATACTCACGCAAGTACAGACGCATTAAGAAAAAAGCACTCAGAAAGACACGAATATTTTGGACACCCAATACCGCCAATGGCAAGTGATGTAGAGGGTGGAGGTAAATTTGTAAACCGAGCGGATGATTTTTTAGTAGTACATAGATATGTACAACATCCTACTGAATGGATGTATAGTTTGATTCACGTTCGTAAAGTAAAAGATGTGGACACAGGAGGTAGACCGACATCAATTGATGCACCTATAAGGCTAAAAAGTGTCTTAAATAACGTTGGATTTGAAATAAATGGAAAAAATTTGTTAGATTTACCAAAGCGAGTGCAAGTAAATTTACCATTTTGATACAATTTAACATAAATAATACAGGCGTAAACATACAAATAATACCAATTTATGGTACTGCTTTGGGTTTTTTATATTA